AAGCCTCCTGTGGCAAGTCTACTTGAACTGACTAGCCGCACCAGTTAGGACGGCTCAGTCGGCCAAGTCATGGTGTGCGGGAAACCATCTGCTGCAGTGATGTCACGCAATGCAGTCCGATACGCTTTCCACTCCGTTTTCTTTGCGGTGGTCAACGGGCTGTCAGTCAAAACAGTCCAGTCACATGCCGCGAGCTTGCTGTCACGCTCTGCACGGACCTTTACAGCAGCTTCGTTGTCGACCCTGGTGCGGTAGGCAGCTTCATTGTCAGCTGCCGTGGTGACGTTGCCATCGTCATCAGTCGTATCCGTGAAGATCGGACCAGCAACAAACTTGGTGAACCACTGGCCGTTGATTTCTTCAACGCCATCACGGACGCTGACGCCATACGGTGCCGTCACAGTCGCTGCCGCACCATTCAAAACAGCGTCATATCCGAAGCCGTCAAGAACTTCGGTTGTGATGGTCTTGGGAAAGCTGGTGTTGGGGTTAACAGCTTTCAGTTGTTGGACGGTGACGACATCACCAGTGGAGCGGTTGCGGATTTCCATGATTAGGCAATGGCGAGGAACAGATAGGTGCCGCCACTGGCGTTCAGTGCAGCAGGAGCTGATGAAGTTACTGTAAAGCCTGAATTCAGCGGATCAATGTAGTCCGTGCTTGTAACATCCGTTGCTGAAGCACTGAACAACCAGTATGGATCGTTCCCACTAACAATGCCCCTGTTTGAGTCAAAAACGTACCAGTCACCAGTGCTGTCAGTTCGCTTGATTAGTACAAATCGAGCACCTGCGGTGAAGCCACAGTCAACGTCAACATTGCTGCCAGTTCCGGAGTAAGTACCGACCTTGCTTATGCCAGAGAGCGTTCCAAACAAATAAACAATATAAGTATCTGTACTTGAAGACGTAATACCGCCATTGTGTCTCTTCAGAATGATACCGCCGTTAAACGTGGTGCTATTAACATAAGTATTCCAACTGCCCGATCCTGTATAAGAGCTGTCGTTTGTATTTAGGCTAATGTTTCCAACGTTACCACCAATGTTTACAGCCCCAAGCCAATCATAATCCCGACCTCTTTGCTTAGCGATAATTAGCTGTGGCTGCGCTCCAAGGTTATGTGTCACTGTGCTGTCGCTTGGCAGATCCGTGCCCCCAACTACATCCATAAACCCTGGGGCGCGGCGGAATGAGTAGCCAATAGTGTCACTATCAACAGTAGTAAGCTCGCCAAGCCCATTCATATAGTCCCATGCAGCAATGGAGGCATTAGTTGTTTCCGCCGCCGTGTCAGATCGCAAAAGTTTTGGACCCTGTAATCTTGACATAATTATTGGCCGTGCGGTTGAATCTGTTGTTCTTCTAATTCCTAAATCAGTTACAAACCCAGAATTAAACTCAGGAGGATTGGGTGATGTTCCGTTTGCTGTATCAATAGCAAACACATCTGTTCCAGCCGAGGGCGGCTTGTGCGGACGGCGGATTGCGACGTAAATGTGCTCTTCGTTTGCTCCAAAAGACCCAAAATCTGTTCCAAACCCATTAGCAGTTGGACCCATATTGTCATGGTCTGAATACCCTTGCTGACTCTCAGCGTTGCTTAAGTTTGGATAAAGACGTTCAGCAGTATTTCTGTTAAAGCCGCGCATTACATCATACATAAGCCAATCTTGATTGCCATCGTCGATATTTTTGACTAGTACCCATTGAGGCTCAAAGCCTAAGCCAGTTACGTTGAGAACGCCATTTGAATCAGCAGTTGCGCTCCCACACTTAATTATCGCCTCGTCGCTACCCGTGCCAAACGATTGCTCGTCGTGGGCAAACAAATACGCTACATATGTACTTCCGTTTGCATTTACGTTGGAATTGGTGCCTACACTAAAATGCGTTGATGTTGGAGCAGTGCTATTCCAAATAGCCGAGTTTGTTTCATACGCAACGGTTTCGTTCAGGTGGATAACATTTGCAGCACTCGGAAGACTTCTGTGCCAGCAACGCCAGGTTGATTCAGCGTCAAGCCTTTTTACGATTAAAAACCCTGGGGCGCTACCAAGGTTGTGCGCGATAGTTGTAGCCGAGCCTGTGCCGGTGTAAGTAACAACATCAAAAAATCCCGGCGCTTTGCGGAAGGTCCAAGAAACATAATCGTAGAAAGTAACACCCGACCCACCGACTGAGCCATTTACTTGGTTAGTGCTTCCGAGGGTAAACCCATTAGAGTTAAATGCAGTCAAGTAATTACTAACTGTCCCTCCCTGATTAGCCGAGTCTGAACGCAAATATTCACCTGCGCCTCTTTCTGTATCAAACAACCAATGGTTGAATGCTGCGTCTCTGTTTTTAATCCACGTCAATCCACCCTCACCACTCAAATCAATTCCATTAGTGATCGTTTGAGTGCTGTCGTTCCCTGTGTACAAATGAGTGCTAAACACGTCATCGACATATGTCGCAGCAGCAGCACCACCTGAACCAGCAGCGCCAAGCAGGATTTGAGCGGTTTTGGGATCCATTTATCTAAACCTCAGTTGACGTAATCAATGGCAGTCGTAGCACGGAATCGCGTGCCACCGTCATTTGTTTCAAAGCAGAAGAGATGTGTGCGGCCGGTCGTTAGAGTCGGTGCCGTATCTGATGGAAACTTCACTGAACTCGGCCACGTCACCGTTCCAGACGTATGGGTCAGTTCAAGCACGAACGCAAACGATCGGCTTGCTGGCACGTTTGAGAAGGTAAACGTCGAGTTGGCGTTGATCGTCTTGGTGAAGTAGTTGCCCGTTGAGCAGTCCACATCAAGAGCAGACATCGCAACTACGTTTCCGGCATACGTTCCAGAAACATCCAAATCAGTGTTGGTAGTCGCTGTTGCACCCGTACCAACTGCCCAGCTCGTGGCATAAGTCACAGCACCCGTCTGGCCGCCAACGCTGGTTACAGCACCCGTGTTGTCGGTAAAGCTCAGCGTTCCAGAGCCATCGGTCTTCAGAACTTGGTTGGCAGAGCCATCTGCACTAGGCAGCGTGAACGTGACGTTACTGCCAATCGTTGCAGCGCCTTGGAGCGCCACATAGTTGCTGCTGTCAGAATCAGCAAAACGCACATCTGACTGCGCGTTCATCGTCACATCGCCTGTGAACGTCGCACCAGCCAGCTTGGCTAAACCCAGATTGGCAGCAGTGACGTCGCCAACTTCAATCCAAGCGTTGTTAGCACCGTTCCTGATCTTCAGGATTGCTGGGCTGCTGCTGCTATCAACCCAGAGCTGATAAGCGTTGGTTGTGCTGGGCGCAGAGCTACCGCTTTGCAAGCTCGACAGTGCAGCCAGGATCGAGTTCAGCTCAGTCCTAAATGCCAAACCGCTTTGGTTGGCAAGTGTAATGTCCGTTGACTGAGCCATCAGGTGATCTCCCGACCGTGACCCACGGCCTGATAATCAAAGGTCTTATTGACAATTGTATCGGAGCTGTTCTTGAAGGTCACGGTGAAACCAGTCCTGCTAACGCTTGAAACCTGGAAATAGTCGCCGCTGTCCATATCCTGCCCTGTAATGCCAACACTCGGCGTTCCATAAAACGCAGTTGGGAACGTGATTGCCTTGGCTGATGTGCCACTACTGATGTTGCGCTCTTGCTCAGTGCGGCGCTGCAGCTTTGTCGTCACCCCTAGCTGTTCAATCGCGATGTTCTGTGCTGGATCGCTGGTTGTCGCGTCAACCTTGAACTGGAAACCACGCCCACGCTTCGTACCATTCACAAATGGCTGCCAGTCGCCATAGGTCGGTGAACCACTTGGGTCATCATTCGTGGATCGCACATACATCTCAGCATTGACCAAGCTGATGTCCGTTCCATCAATGTCAACCCAAGTGTCGATAAGGCCGGTACGGCTGTCCCAAAAATCTGCCGGAACAAACGCTCTTGTTTTTAGTGTTTGAAGCAACTCAAGGTCGTATTTAGCGCCAAGGTCTAGCGTGCTCAAAAATTCATAGGAGCCGCTGCTGTTTGTATTTCCAAAGTTATCTAGGTCGGTCAGCTCATCAAAATCAGTTACATCGTCAATTAAACCATCAGCCGTAAGGATCAAGGCGCTTTCGTCAGAGCTGTAAGCCATATTTGTTCCAGTGCCTTGGAATGGTGGGCTGTCGTCATCCTCCCGATACGTCTGGGCAACAAACAAATCCTGAGGCTCAGGCAGGTCAACAACAACACTGGCAGTGCCTGCTGACTCGTTACCTGTTGAGTCAACTGCACGGATGAAATAAGTGCCTTCTACTAGCGGCACAATCTTTCGCGTACTGCTGCCGTTCACAGCAGGAACAATATCGTTGGTTCTCACCCAAGTTGCAGATGCTCCAATAACAGGCGTGTGCCTGATCCGAATCGTTCCACCAATCCGCACATCCAGATCAGTCGATTGCGGCCAATGCAACTCAGCAGTGTGCTGGTCGATCGGCGCAATCGTCAAATCAGGAATGGTTGCTGGTGGGGCAGTCTTGCCAAGAGCGTTAAATGTCAGCTCTGCAATCGGTGAGTTCTTGAAGCCAGCACTCTGGCCAAAAATCTCGAACTCATACTTGCCGTCTGTTGTATTGAGGATCTCGTAGTCATTGGCAAAGGTTGGAAACTCGTTCCAGTTGCCGTCGTCGTAACGCCAACGAACAATGCTGCGGGCTGTATCCGTTCCAGGTTGCCAACTAAGAATGATCTTGGAGAAGACCTGACCATTTGCCTCATACAGCAACTCGCTAGCCGTCAGGTTTGTTGGCTCAGCCGCAGGGTTATCGAGCGCCGTAACGTCACGTGCCTGCAACGGCACATCACGCTCAACGTGGTCATACTTTCCGGTCTCATGAACAAGAGCCGTAACGCCAAATGTTGCATCATCGTTTTCAGTGACGCTGATGACGCGCCAAAGGCTTGGCCGCAACGTGCTGACACCAATGGCAAAAACAGCGTTTGGCTCAGGTGTGCGCTCCAGTGACGTTGGCAGCGTAATTGTGTCGCCAGTCCACTGGGCACTGTTGATGTCACCCACAGACACCTGCCGCACAACATCCTGTTTTCTTGTTGTGTCTGTATCTGGGTCATAAACATCGACTGCCACGCGCAGCATGATGTTGAAGTCAAACGTGCTAGGCGCACCGTTCGGGAACATCTGATCTTTGGTGCGATCCAGTTTGATCACTTGAGCTGTAGAACCAGGCTTCACACGTCCACCACGGAACCGATTGGCGCGGAAGGGATCTGAGACTTTGATGATCATCCCAGGGCGAACCTTGGTGCCCTCAGCAAGACGTGTTGTAAAGCTGCAAAGCTCTGTTTCGCGATTTTCTGAGTACAGAATCCATTCGCCAAGACGACGGGCTTGACCGCGTGAAGTGCAACCAACGGCTTTGACGTTCTTTTTGACAACGCCAAACTTTCTGATTGCTGCTTCGTCTTCAACTAGCTCGTAAGCCGTGTCGCGAACATCAAGGTCTAGGTAGGAAACGTTGATGCAGGTGTGGCGCGTTTTGACGCTGCTGCCGCTGTAGCTGAAACCCTCTTCAGTAACGTTTGACTGCGTAAAAATCAGCTCAGGATCTTGTGGCCGATCCATGGACAGCGCAAGATTGCCCGATGACCAAT